TCAAGCACATGCGAATGGCCCGCGGTAAGTGTTAGATTCTTATGCAAAGACCCTAACTTTACTGAAGGAGAATATTTAACTAGAATTGCAAATGCAATGAACAGTATTGCTGAAGGCGGACCAGTGAGTCAAGAATGAAGTCTTTAGGCGGAGTATCTGCTAATATGCGATTAGGATCTAGTTTTAGATTTGACGAAGGTTCTTACAGCAGCTTAAACAGTTTTGATATTAACTTTCTTAACTTGCCCGTGTATCGCGCTGATACTAAAGAAGAATTTGCTGTTGATGCGTTTATGCTTCTAGGTACTTTTATTACTAGTGGTTCTACTGCTGGACTAAAGTTCGCATTTAGTAAACTGGAATCAGATTGATTTAGGTATCTTAACTGGATACGACTTCCAATCACAAACAGTACAAACTTTCTGTACTGCTTTAATGTTTGAACCATATTGTCCTTCGTAAATATAATCTGTAATACATCTGGATCCACACTTGAAACACTTCATTTTTCTTCCTCCATTATCTGTCGTATTACAACATTACAATACACAATACATGGTATTGAACATTCACAATTACGCATACGCTCAATTTCTTCCTTAGTATAAGGTTTCATTCTTCTTCATCTCCACAATTACAGTATTCAATTCCAAGTGATGCAATTACTTGTGTATTGCAATCAATACAATACTGTATTTCAAAACAAATCCAATTCATTCTTCATCACACTCCGCATGCTGGACATGGTATCGATGCGTAACTCATGCGTTCAACTCCGCCAAAATATCATCAATCCATTGATGTATTTCGTTCATAGTAATGTGACAAACATTTGGATTATTGTCAATTACATTACCTACTGCTGTTCGTAATAGCATTAGTTGTTGAAGTAATTGTCCTCTGCTCATACTTCTCTCTCCAGGTTTTCCGCAGTGTCACACTTACAACACCTGGCGTAATCAAAACGAATACATCCGGGGCAAGTTTCATTGCACGTACAAATGATTTGAAGATTCATTCTAACATCAACTCACGAATTAGCATAAGAAGTGATTGCGCCATAGGGTTGTTTTCTGCTCGATGATGTAGCATTCCCCATAATTGATGTGTTGGAATATCCGCAGCTGCAAAAGCATCTTTTCCATCAAGTTTATTTCGAATTGCACTCTGGATAAAACTAGATCTCTTGTTTAATTTAGACAATGCTTCTAATTCTCCCACCATTTTGATAGGTAGAAGGACGTTTATTTTCGTTTTTCGGTTCATGTGGTTGTCTCCTTTTAGATAGGGGTACACCCACCCCTATAAGAAACCTTGGAGAAAAGGCCCACTGCGGGGTTGAATTGGCCTTTGCGTTAGCCCACCTGTTCAAGATAAGGAATTGCATTAGTTTATAGTCTTCATTGTGGGACATCCCATCATGGCGAAAGCAGCAACAAGAGAGTTCGAGATTTATGTCGAACTTCAATCAACAACAACAGAAGCAAATCAAACACTTGACATGACCGATTATGTGGACATCGCCGACAATCAGGCGTTCGAAGTTCACGAAGTTGACATTGTATTAGATCCAGACCAAGCATTTCCAGCAGCCAACGTTGAAGCAATCTTCCAGTTGGCGGATTCGAATATCACGGCGTTTGTTTCTCATGCTGATAGGACTTCTTTGTATGTCGCTCGAAAGACTTACGACAATGCTACTCTAGGAATGTACCATCAAGAGAGTTTTAGTTCATTAACTCCTCTAATCGTTAGTAAGACACTATTTTGTCGTAACTCAGTAAGCACAGGTACAGAGAACTTTACTCTACGCTTGAAAGGACGCATTGTATCTCCATCTGCTAAAGACTACATGGCACTTGTACTAACTCAGACTGGTAACGTCGCTTGAGGTGTTCTACTTGGTTAAAGTAGAAGGCACCCTCGAAGAGTTAAGAGAACTCTTTGTTGAAGGCGCTAAGAAAGAAGCGAGAAAGCAAGCAAAGAAAGCAGGTGCTGAAATTGTTAAGTCTGGGGTTCGTCGTACTAAATCTGCTTGGCAGAAGTATATGGGGAACAAAAAGAACCAGATTAAGTTCAAGTCAGGCAAGAAGAAAGGACGTTTAGATCTAAAGAAGATGGGCGTTGCTTTCCGCAGAGCTCAAAAGAAATCCAAGAGGTGAAATGAATGGCACGTATAATTGACAAAGATACTCGATTGATTGATGTAGACTTTGGACAACTTACTGTAGCTACGGCTAGAACTGGGGGTTTCGACCAACCTACTTCGCTAACATCCGGTGGTGTAGGTGTAGGTCAATTACTAAACTTAGTTCCGGCTAATGATTTGAATGGGGGTTCATTTATACAGTATGTAAGATTAGATTTGGACTACATGTCTCGCAATAATGAAGTTATGATGCCTACCGAAGCTTCGATACAAAGAACCTCACCAGTTCCTTTAGGGTTCAACATTAACGGCAACAATTACGAACAGTTAGAAGAGTTTATTTTTATTCTATCTAGGCCCTTAAATAATGCATACTTAGGCGAACCCGGAATTATTGATTACAATGAATTTCGTGAAATGGGATTAAACGGGACGACAGGCAGTTCTACAATTTCAGGCAAAGCAGGATGGCCTAATCAAGAACAAACCATCTACGCAGAAAAAAGAATGTATTCATACAGTACTAATTTAGGTGCAACAAAAACTAATGGTGAATTAGACCCATTAAATCCGGATTATAATTCTTTAATGGGAATGCCTGTTTTAGACAATGTTAGTACTTGGGGTTCGATGGACGCTATTGTCGGCCCTAACTTGCACTGCTACAGGGTAGTTATTAATCGAAATCAAACATTCCCTGCAATTGGATTAGCAGGGACTTTCCCTAATCAAGTATTAGAAGGCTCAAGCACATGCGAATGGCCCGCGGTAAGTGTTAGATTCTTATGCAAAGACCCTAACTTTACTGAAGGAGAATATTTAACTAGAATTGCAAATGCAATGAACAGTATTGCTGAAGGCGGACCA